TCATCCTCGTCCAACTCCTTACGATAGGTAGTAATTACTTTAATTAATCCCTCGTAATGCTGGCTCCCATAATTGTTCCCATAGTTATAAGAAATCATGCTGTCGCTATATCGTTCCTCAGCGTAAAAATCCTTAGCTTTCTCGATAGCTTCATCAATCCACTTGGCATCCCATCCTTCATTGACCTTCTGTTTTAAAGCCTCGGGTGTATAGTAATGCAAACAATGGATAGAACGGGCGGACTCCAGGTCGATCACATTACTGTCCACTATTAATTCACGCCCAAGCTCATAAGCTTTAACTGCCGGACGATTAACCACCATCTTTTCGGTAGGTATTTCTGTCTCTCCCGTCTTGCGAAGTTCATTAAGCATCTTCTTGACCCGTCTTTTCTTCAACTTTGGGAACATCGGATAGAACATTTCCTCGACTCCCTCCTTCATCTCGGGGTCTTGAATAGCCATTGCCAGTTCGGGCGATTGCTGGGCAATTTCTTCCAAACTTAATGGTTCAAACTTACGAGTCTTCTCCTGTTTCCAGTAAGTACCAAAGAAAGTCAGTCCATTCTGCAATAAATAATTAGCTCCGATGGCTGACTCCCTCATCAGTTCATCCATCGTCCCCATTCGCCACTTCAAAAATTCACTTACCAACTTGGCAGATGCTATGTCACCGCTCTCCACAGGCGCGGCCACCAGGTTTGCCTGTGAGAGGGCCTGCGTGAGAGTCGCGACATCCCCATCGATTAATGGGTTTATCAAATTCGGATCGAGATCACTTGCCCCGTCCCAAGGGAAGGCATCGGGTCCACTTTTCTTACCATCTCCACTCTTACCCGCCCACTCGTTAAAGCGAACCTCCCGTGCATCTTCTGCCTTATCCATCCACCAAGATAGATTTGCCTTAGCTCGTTCAAATTCATGCTTTAATTCATCAACATCGGGCTTTTCTTCGTATAATTGTACTTCGTTTTCCATTTTTCTAAACTTTCTAGTTTAACATTTTATTTCTTAATTTATCCAAGGCTTGTTGCTCGATGCGTTGGAGCGATGTGAAACCAATCCCCACAAATTCCGAAATCTCCTGTAGAGTTAATGGTTCAGGCTCCTCACCGCTGGCTAAAGATTCAATCCCCCGCTCAATAACCATCTCCCGAAGCATCATATCGATCCTTCTGTCCTTTTCTTCCACACTCTCACACCAATCGGTATAGCTCTTCATTGCCTTCCACCTTCTTGACGATGATTTGACTCTTGGGTGGGTGATAGTCCTGTGGCCTCTTAACGCACACACCAATCTCATCCCGATCATTAAAATATATACGCATCAAACGAGGATTTGGTACCTTCGATAATACCCTAGCCTTCTCATACCTCGGCTTTTCCACCTTAATCACAGGTGGAGCCTCCTTTGCCACTTCTTCCTTGTACACCTTCTGTACAGTCGCCCGACTAAAGCCAACAGCCTTAGCGATCTTAGGCCAAGTCTCCCCAGCCTGCCTAAGCATTACGATTTGATTACGATGCCCAGGCATCACCTTTTTAGATTTCATAATTTAATAACTCCCCCCGCCTGTTGCTAAAAAACTGTCCTCATCATGGTACTCGAAATTCCCGATGGAAAAATACCTGGCACAGTCCACAAAATCTTTAGGCGCAGACTTTAAATCCCCAGGTATATATGCCTGCATACAGCTAATTAAATTCTGACATTCATCCGAGAACATCAATCTAGGCTTATTATCCAAATCCATAGGTCTATCCCGATCCCATGCCAGTAAATTGTTGATTGCCTGTAAGCCTGTCTCGATGTCCAAAGCCTCAGCCGGTTCAACGATGATATCTTCATTCGCTAAATCATCTATGATATTAGAAGATCCTTCCGACTTCTGATAACTTGCCGCCCCTAAACGAGGGTCGATGATTCGTACAACCTCATTATCCCCACAAATCTTTTCCATCCTCCTAATCTCATCCGCATAATCCTTCAATCCATACCCATTCGGTTGGGCGGCCTCGCCGGCTGTCATCTTGTCCTTAGTCAGATCAATCCATCCGCCCCATGTGTCAAAATCAGGAAACTCCTTAACCGCCCAGGCGACTCCATGTGCATCGATTGCAAATAATACCATCGTCCAGGGCTTTGCTCCCGCTGGGTCAATGCTTAGAACGAAGTTTGCATCCTCAAAATCGGGTAACTTTTCTGCCTGTACGAAATTCTTATCCGTAAGATTTGGAAATATTGCCCGACTTTGACGAACTGGCACTCCATACGCCCGGCAAAGAATAGTTTCCCTCTTTTCCCCCTCTAGTTGGTTCTTCATTGCTTCCCATCCGCCAAAGGGGTTAGCCGCTGTATGGAAATACACCACCGAGCTGGCTTTGCGGATGGGCTGTTGGACGAGGGGAACCTCTTCGCCGTCCAGGAGGTCCGCTTTTGCCGATTCGACTGTTCTCGCGCCTGTGAGCATCGATTTTACTACCGAGTTCCAGCCGTCCACGGCGGTGAAGGAAATTAATCCACTTGCTGGTCGAACTACTCCATCATATTGACTCTCATGGGAACGAGTTACACATCTAAATCTGAGCGTATTGACCCATGACATAGGCACGAGTTCATCTGCCCAAAATCCAATGTTGTGAGTACCATTAACCGGTGGAGAGGGACATCCGATTTCTCCTCCTTCGATTGTACTGATGTCTTGGCTCCAGTTTCTAAAGATACATTCAGACCGATTAGGCAAAGTAAATTTAGAGGCGGTAAAGCCATTACGAAGACTGTACATAACATACCCGACTTTACCCCTACCCAACGATTTTAATTCTTTTGGAAGGTATTTAAATACGAGCTTCTGCTGAAATTGGATCGAATTTGCCGATGTTTCAGTAAGACACCAAATAATCGTACCTGGGTTCTCAACTAAAGTTTGGACTACTCTCTTCGCACAAAGCTCAGACTTGCCCGCTCTATTACCCCCCATAAGCAGAATTTCCGAGTGAGTCTTTAATTCCTTATCTGCTAACTTCCAGGTATCCAATTCAAAGCCATGCCGATATGGGTCATCTTTTTCCTTGGCTATCGCTTCCTCACGCTTCTCCCAATATGCGAGGATCTTCTCAGGCGACATCCTCAGCATCTCTGCCTTGCTGAGAGGCGGGATGGCGGGATGCGGTGACCAAGTGAGAGGCATGGACGATTATAGCAGATGGGCGATAGTAGGTCACCTCGGGTGGGGCAATTTGTCAGAATTTTTTTATGAGCCTCTATCGGTCGGCGGTGATCGGGGGGCAGATTTTCAGACCCCCCTCCCCCCCTCCTGGAGCCTAAATTTTTATGTGATTTAGGACAGAGTGTGCAATATATTATAATTATGCATCATTTTATAGCGTACAGGACATAAAGTGGTTCGTGATATAATGATTATGTCTAATTAGACTTGCATCGAACCTTATTGAGAATACTTTCTCAATTGCTTGCACCGATAGAAATGCCTACTGATAAAAAGCGTATTACGATAGAGGCTGAGAACCTTCCAGCTAACCTTACAGTAGAGGAGACCTGTCCATCGATCTACACAGCACAGGGTCTGTACGATAAGCGACCAGGTGACTATGCTAAAGTAGTACAGATGTTATCCGATGGCACACCAGTTAGTCGGATTAAGAAGGAACTAAAGGTTTCTCATAACACAATAGCTGTGGTTCGCTCCCGTGAGAAGCAGGTGATCGAATCATCGAAGAAAGTAATGAGAGGTTTAATCGGCCATGCTTCACAGCTTGCAGTTGAGAAGATGATCGAAAAGCTGGATAACGATGAAATCCCATCAGGTGTTCTTCCAATCGCTACCGGCATCCTAATCGATAAGCATCGCCAGTACGAAGGTGAACCGACTCAAGTCATAGAGGTTAAGAAATCTTTATCCCTCGATGAGATCCGAGCCGAGCTGAAGAATCTGAAAGATGAAGAGGTTATCGATGCTGAAGTTTCGGATGTAGAGACATCCGCCTGACCGCCAATCCTTAGATTGCCAGCCTACCTGGTTGGCTGTGTCAGAATGAGCTTAGGGTTCTTACCTGTATATTCTCTTACCCGATCAAAGCCTTTTACGATTAACTGTCTAACCTGTGTATTCGGTTCTCACGAGTGGTAGTAGTAGCGGTTCAAATCTTTTACGATGATAATCTGAGTAGTAGTCGCCTTTATGGCTAGGCAAGTGTAGTAGTTGTGCCCGGCAGGGCGGGCAACTACTACCTCTAGCCTTTTAGTACTAGTAGTCGTTTTATATATAAGGCGTTTACTACTAGTTTTGAGACAGAGTTGAGACAGCTATTATTCGGCATATGAGTAAATGTTTTCTTTACCCTTTTGAGTCTTTAGTTCAGTAATATTTCGAGTCTTTTTAATTAGATTTCGAAGCTTATCGGGGTGAATCTGCTCGCCTGTTTTGTCCTGAAGTTTATTTCGGAGGTTATTTAGGCCCATAATCGAGTGTGGTTTGAGTAGTTCGATAAGGGCTGTGATGAGGTTATCGTTTAATCTTTTAGTCTCTTTGGACTGCCCTGCTTTTCTTAATTTAGGTTCCATGTCGGGTTTATGGACGAAGTTTGGCCACTCAAATTCGACTACCTTTGGGGGTGGTGACGAGAAGTCTCTGACAGTTGCTTCGAGGACTAGGTGGTCCTCTTCTTCGTGAGGTGTTAGGGTCAGGATAGCATCGGGGTCACGGGCAAATACGCCTGACCCGCTTGCCCGGTCGATGTGGTCTGTGTCAGACTTATTACCTTTTGAAAAGTGGTGGGCATAGACGAATGAACAGTCAAGGCGTTCGGAGAATTGTTCCATGCGGTTGACTACTTCGGAGATTGCACCGGCATCGTTCTCGTCTGCCCCTGTGGCGAGTTTATAGAATGGATCGACTATTACCATGTCGGGTTTGAAATCGGGGAGATCTTCAATGTGGTGGACGAGGTCTTCGAGGGATCGAGCTTGGCCTCGTAATCCACAGTAGAGAAATCGGGGGTTCTGTTTATAGATACCTGGATTGGCGGCTATGATCGAGGTAATGCGTTGGGCGGCCATGCGGGGTTTTAGCTCGAAGTCGAGGTATATGACATTGCCTTGGGTGGTTTCGTGGCCTAACCAGGGCTTTCCATTGGATACAGCTAGTCCGAGGTGGAGGAGGGATAGGGTTTTACCCGCCTTGGATGACCCTGAGATGATCATCTTTGAACCTTTATAGAGAACTCCTGTAATGATCTGCGGGGGCATCTTAGTATTCGTTTC